AAACCTCTACTCCTGGTGATGTTAATGCCATTTTTCGTATTCTCCTTGCAAGTTACGTATATACTAGAGTTATTTATTCAATCGTATGGTTTTGTTGGCTTAATTTACCGTTTTCTTGGTGCCTATATAGGGAACGTAAATACACACATGCGATATGACAACAGACCTTTATGCAAGACCTGTAAAGCCAAGCCAAGGGCATACGCCTATAAGCGGAATGACAAAGTATACTGGCGGAGTCAGTGTGATACCTGTATAAGGAAGAAAGCAGGCAAAAAAATCGGAGGCATAACTGCTTTACAGAGATCCGGATATAAGAAACGTAAAAAGTGTGAGCTATGCGGGTTCAAAGCCACGGATAATACACAACTGGATGTGCTGTTCGTTGACGGTGATCTGAGGAATACTATTGCTACTAATCTAAAAACTGTTTGCGCCAATTGCCAAAGGTTGAGCAGTACCCGGAGATTGGGTTGGCGTGTTGGTGATCTTGTCGCTGACGATTAGGTCGTCTATTTTCGCATATAATTCTTCTTTTGTGCCATTGTTCTCGATGACGAAATCAAACTCTTCTTTTGCCCATGCATATTCTGAACTGTGTATGCCTTTGGGTTCTATGTTTCCTTCAACATAACTTGTAAACCAATCCGGATCTTTAAATCTTTTTACTAGTAAAATTACTCCACCTTGCTCTCTGATCTGTTTCACTTCGTTGGGAAATCTTGTATCTGCTATTACTGTGTCTTGTCCTTTATATCTACCAATGCAACTATCTACCCATATACCGTCGTACATTTGACCACGCATCACTTCCGTGCCAAAGTATTGTAAAACCCATCTTGGAGTAGTTGGCTTGCCAAATTTCTTGCTCCAGAATTCGTCTGGTTGTTCTCTCCATTGTCTGCTGGATTCTGTGTCTCCTTCTAACAGAGCCCTGTCCCAATTGAACATGGATGCCACGGCATCTTTCAAACTTTTTGCGAAACTATCTTTTTGATATCCGTGTTTTTCTACAAGTCTGTCTGCAACTGTTCCTTTACCAGAACTTATTAAACCTACTATACCTATTAACATAGGTTTATTATACTATTTTTTTAGACGTTTTTCAATCTCTTTTATCGCTTTTTTCACAGATCGCAATATTGATGCTCTCAGAGTTTTCTTGCGTTCTTTCAACGCTTTTATGCTCATTGTTTCCAAATCCTCTACCAACTTTTCCAGTTGATCCAGTGATAGGTCAGAATAATTTTTGTGATGGGAGTCTTTCATGTATGGTATTTAAATGGAATTTTGCGTCAATTAACCAATAACAAAACTGTGTGGTGTGCCGCCTTCTGAATAGTTTCCTATTTCAGTTTCAAGTCTTTCCATTTCGGCTTGACCTTCTGTTTTGAGTGCGTCACCGTTAAGTGTTGTGCCACCCTGTGGGCCTGCAATAGTGTTGAATTTGCCTCTTGCTTCACCCAGCATCACTTTGGACACTGCTAGTGTGTAATCTCTGATCCATGGTTTAGAATATATGTCTTTAAAAAGTGTGATATCAGGTCTGAAATTGTCTGTGTGCATTAAAACAGTTTCATTATCCGCTCTTGGTTTTTGTGTGATAGTTAATTTTTTAGTAGCCACATCAAAATGAAACTGTATGAATGATCCAAACATTTTCCCAACTAGTTCTTGATATGATGCAAATGCATAGTAAGTTGCCAGACCACCTGTTGCACCCGCTCTCAGAAGATATGTGTTTGTGTATGCCAAGTTGAATGGTTCGAATAATGTTCCACCTTCTCCGCCTTCAGTTCGTGATCCAACAGTTCTTCTGTTTAAATTTCTCACGTTGATTATTTCGTCTGGTAAAATATAAGAATTCTGATCTTTCTTAAGAGTAAGAAAAGCATAGGATTCTTCAACAGCATTTGACGATCTTTGTCTGAATTTGTTGATTGCTCTTTCCAGTGCCGTTTGGTAGTGTTTTGGGTCTAATTCAACATCAATCATGCCCTCACCGAGGTTGTTCTTGACGTAATCAAATATTTCTTGTTGTCCTGTTTGTAGTTCTGACATACTCATATTTATAGCCTTTGCCTTGGCAATAAATATGTATGATATGCCAAGATTATCCATTTTCAAGCCTGAAAAGGGCAACGACTACAAGTTCTTTGATCGTAACATCAGAGAGATGTTTACTGTGGGTGGTACTGATTTACATTTACACAAGTACCTAGGACCATATGATCAAGGATCTACAAACAAGGACGGAGATGCTTCGCCCACTCAACCACAATATTCTGGTGATAGTCTAAATGAAAGAACCATACAAGATCTATTATTTTTAGAAAACAGAGACAGAAAATATTCAGACGATGTGTATGTAGTGAGAGGTATTTACAACGTTCAAGATGCAGATTTCAATTTATCGCAGTTTGGAATGTTTTTACAGAATGACACTTTATTTTTGACTGTTCATCTTAATGACATTGTGGAAAGAATAGGTAGGAAGCCTATGTCAGGTGATGTGATTGAGTTCCCACACATGAAAGAAGATTATTCATTAGATGAATCCATACCAATAGCACTCAAAAGGTACTATGTTGTTGAGGATGTCAATAGAGCCGCAGAAGGATTTTCACAAACTTGGTGGCCACACTTGTTAAGATTAAAGATGAAAACATTGGTCGACTCTCAGGAATTCAGAGATGTGATCGGTGACGCGACAACGGAAGGTTCTGTGGCAAGTTACATGAGTACATATAACAGAGAAAAAACTATTAATGATCAGATTGTAGCACAGGCAGAATCAGACGCTCCAAAGGCAGGGTTCAATTACAAACAATACTATGTTGCACCGATAGATGAGAGGGGTAATATACGTACTGAAAATGTTAACACCGAATCTCAAAGAGCCAGTAGTGACACAAATGTAAACGCAACAATAGACACGCCTGCAAGTTCGCACTATGGTTTCTATCTAGATGGCGACGGCGTTGCACCCAATGGAAATCCAGCAGGATTTGGTATTACATTTCCAACTTCGGGTGTCGACGAAGGCGACTATTTCTTAAGGACTGATTTCTTACCTAACAGATTGTTCAGATACAATGGAACCAGATGGGTTAAAATAGAAGACAGTGTGAGAATAACTACAACGAATAATGATTCTAGAAGCAACTACAAAACAAGTTTTGTAAACAATACAACAGAATCAACTATAAATGGTTTAACAGTTACACAAAGACAGTCATTGGCAGATGCTCTGAAACCAAAGGCTGACAATTAATGCTACATTTTTACGAAGGACAGGTCAGGAAGTTTCTCACTCAATTCATTAGGATATTGAGTAATTTTTCTGTAGAGACAGGAAGGGGTAAAGATGATTCTATAAGTTTAAGGGCAGTGCCTGTTGTGTACGGAGACCCAACAAGACAGGTAGCAAACATCATAAGGAACAACAGTGAAAATGCATTGAACTATGCCCCTAAAATTGCGTGTTATGTAAGGGAATTGAATTACGATAGGGAAAGGATGCAAAATCCTTATCACATAGAAAAGCAACACCTGAGGGAAAGAGGCATAGATGCGGACGGCAACTATACAAACGAATTGGGTGCAGGATACACAGTTGAGAAAGTTATGCCTTCGCCTTTCAGATTAGAAGTTACGGCAGATATTTTCTCATCAAACACAGATCAAAAATTACAGATAATGGAACAGATATTATACTTGTTCAATCCTGATTTTGAAATACAGAAAACTGACAACTATATAGATTGGACCAGTTTGAGTTATGTTGAATTGCAGAACATAACTTTCAGTAGCAGAACGATACCTGTTGGGGCAGATACCGAGATAGATGTTGCATCAATGACTTTTTCAATGCCGATATGGTTATCACCCCCGGTCAAGGTTAAAAAACTAGGTGTAGTGCAAAAGATCATTATGAGCATATACGACGACGATGGCGGAATTGCAAAAGGTCTAATAGATGGCGAACTTACATCTAGAAGTTACATCACACCAAACAATTTTGGTTTATTAGTTACAGGAAACCAATTGAGATTACTAGGCTCAACAGGCACAAATGTCAAATCAGGCGGAGATGGATTCCAAACGGGTGCTAACGAACCCAACAACTATGATCCTTTCGAAACGTTTGGTCCAGCAGTGAACTGGAAAGTATTATTAGATCAGTACGGAAAAGTAACAAATGGTACATCACAGATTAGGCTTACACAGCCAAACGGGAATGAGATTGTAGGAACAATAGCAACCACAAGCCTAGATGACACAATTTTATTGTACACAATCGACGGCGACACAATTCCAAGCAACACACTAACAGCAGTAAAGAAAATTATTAATCCTGCAACATTTGATCCAGGCACACCTGCCAACGGTGACAGATATTTGGTTATAAATGATGTTGGGGATTCAACAGCAAGTTTCCAAAGTGCAACCTGGGGTACGCTTGTGGCCAGTGTTGGCGACATCATAGAATACAACAGTTCAACATCAAAATGGAACATAGCCTTCGACGCTTCGAATCCAGACAGTACACAACACTACGTTACCAATCTTAACACTGGTATTCAGTACAGATTCAATGGTACGGAATGGGTGAAATCATACGAGGGTGTGTACACACAAGGTAATTGGAGCATAGTGCTAGACGGCGGAGCAGATTCCGGGTACAACTCATCAATTGACGCTACCACTCCATAGTTGTTATAATAAAGCATGAAAGATAATATTGTTTGTTCTGGTGCCCTGTTCTACTCTACGAGTACAAAGAGATTTTTATTCTTACAAAGAACTGAACAGAAGACACAAGGACTTTGGGGATTAGTTGGAGGCAAAAGTAAGTTCACTGAAAGTGCATTTGAAGGTCTAAAACGTGAAATAGAAGAGGAAGTTGGAAGCACACCTAAGTTCAAGAAAGTAATTCCATTAGAAATGTTCACATCAAATGACCAGAAGTTTTTTTTCCACACATACCTCATAGCAACAGAATCAGAATTTATGCCAAAACTAAATGAAGAGCATTCAGGATATTGTTGGTGTGCGTTTGAATGTTGGCCAAAGAATCTACACATGGGTCTCAAGAACACTTTGAACAATAAAAGTATCAAAGGAAAATTACAGACTATATTAGACTTAATAGTCTAATCGTTCTTGATATAAGATTTACCTGTAAGTTTCTCAATATCACGGATCATCTCTTCCATGTTCACTCTGACAACTTTTCCGGTCTTTGTGTTCCTGGAGTAGTATTCCCACTCACCCGCTTCGTTGTGCGGTGATATCTTGGTCACGTTGCCCGCCTCATCTTTTACGAACACCTCAGCACTAGATGCCTCGTCCTTGGCGTATATGTGTGCATAGTCGGTAATTGTGGCAGGA